TATGATTCGCCGCCTCCAGTACGCATAGTAGCCTCTCGGCTAGTTAGCATACGAACTCGTCCTCCGTACGGAAGACGAGCATAAGGGTATTACCGACACTCAGGCCCCAAACGCACGGGACCCAAGTACCCAAAGGCGCTACGTATACGCTCCCAATGGGGGCGCGCAACGATACGCGATCGAGCTACGGTAGTATACCTCAAGGTAAACGGTTTCCCCGAATCAGATCCGGAAAGAACCGCATAAGCCACAGCGTTAGCATGCTGTTGAACACTCAAGTGAAGGGAATCCAGGTTGTCGATCGTTGCGTTTGAGGTTATCTCTCGCCACGACCAGCATTGACCCGGATGTTTTGCATCCCCTTCTCTGCGCCACCGAACCCATGGTGACGTCATTGCATCGTCGAGAGGCACCGAAAAACAGGTATCTCCCGGCTCAACGCCCGGCCGCACTAGGTACGGCGCGAACGTTCGCAGGTAGTCACGCGTCTCCGTGAAGGAGATCGTGGTCCACTGTGAACGCAATGTGGTGTTATGGAAGGCGCACAGGTGACGGATGTCACTCATGCGCTTATCCAAGCTTACAGGACGAACGTCCTGCCCTTGAAACCAATCCCTGCCACAACTTTCCCGAAAGGGTCCAGTTACGAAAGTTTTATCTCGGTTAGTAATAAAGCCGAGGTCTCGTAACCGCTCTATGACGAGCAACGCAGCGTGCTGGGGGACGATGATATCGTCTCCATACACGGCGAAGTTCTTACGGGGTGCGCGAGTTTGCACAAGCGCAGCGTGGCATACAGACGCAAATACTAACGTCTGCAGTGGGAAGCAAAACCCATTGCCCATGGAACAGAACTTCTCGTACCTTGCGGTACTTCCATGGATAGTGTACCAGGGCGACCTGATGTCCGAAAGGAAATCGAACCAGGCCGGTGGTAGTAGATCTCGTACGACTTCGGTAGCAAGGCTGTCCGATGCCGAAGCGAGATCTATCGTGCAGTAGGGATCTTGTCCGCCAAGCGAGCCTGTGAAGGCAAGCACCTGGTTGGGAGTTTGATCGTTAAGGTCAATGTTCACACGGCGCAATTTCTCGCGCATGAAAACATCGACCCCCTTCTGGACGAAACCATTAAGCAACGGCTCCACCGCGATACTGCGGTGGGTTTTCGCTGTTTTGGGTACAAATGTAATGTTGTTACAGTCCACACGCTGAACCCTTTGGCGCACGATAACCCGGAATTCTTCCGGATCATAACACTTGATTACCCCCGGGAGGAGGCAATCACGAGCGTGCACGTTATTCCAAAGGGCTGTTATCGCGTAAGGCAGTGCGGTCGGGGTGCTAGACCATTCCTCTGCGAAGATCTTTCTCGCAAGATTCGTGGCGTTGCCATGAACACCGATAGAAGCACCGGCTGTAAAATCACACTTCGACAAGATGGAGTTGATATCAGGCTCACGCCCAATGACTCTCTCTATGTACGACCGAGCGTCATGCCAAAACTGCGCATGAGGGTGAAAGCGCTTATTATTGCGCCTCGCTCGGAATCGTTGATTTACCCTCTTGCACTTATGCTCGGCCGCCAAGAACTTCTTTAAGGCGGTTTGTTCTGGGTTCAAACCCGGAACTTCGGCATCTGTGAAAGGGTATTTCTTGATCAATGCAATTATCTGAGCGGTCGCGTAGTAGGAAGCGGCCGAGCCATACATCTGTGGGCTCTTAGAGTTAAGCTCAGTCCACTCTAATAACAAATCATACCTCTGAGCCTCTACAAGGCTTTTGAGGTGATCTGCATCTTTGTGGTTACAACTACTGAGAAAAATAGACAGGATCGACTTATACACTTCGATCTCGCCAACGGCTAGTGAGGTTTTAACACCTTTTCGTCGTCGTAGCTGGGGCATAACGCCTCCTCTAATGTGCTAGTTACCAGAGACCCGGACGGGCCCTGGTTCAATTCCCTCACCGCGACACAAGCCGCGATGAGGACAATGCCGGCGACAAGCCGGGCCAAAAAAGACTCCATCATGGCATGGGAGCAACACAGAAACCCCGTCGGGGTTTTACTGGTTGATCTTCCCTTCCTTGACGACGGCTTTAAAGGCAGCTACTGCAGCAAATGCAGCAGCATCATTGATAGCACTGTCTATCTCAGCACTAGCTGCACTGGTGGGCACATTGACAACCATGTCAATGATGATGTCGTTCGCAAGAACAACAGTCCCGTCAGAGCAACCACGCGTGAGTTTAAAGCGCCCTTTGAAGTTCGTCGTTCCAGGTAAGGCTTTCGCCGCACTAGTCCGATAAACATCCATGATATCCTTGAAGGATGCCGTGTTAAGAGCGCCAAAGTAGCGAAAGGAATCGCTACCGCGTGCGACGTCATTTACATACGTCTTAGAGTTAAAGGTTAGGGACATTTCGTCCTCCTTGGGTTGTGGGTAGTTAGACATCGTTACCGGGCTTTTAACAGGCCCGTTCCGATACCCCATATATCAACTAGACGCGCTTTACCGATATCCCCGTTGAAGGGTTGAGGCTTAAGCGTGAGTCCGACAGATACACCGGGCTGTCTGGTTACAGAACGCGACACAAGAGATTCCTGTGTCGCACCGTTTGCGGTAATGATCCGAGGACCAATAACCGACGATCCACCGTCACTCCAATAAACAGAGCCGGAGGACACCCGTTCATCACGGGTGGTTGTCCATGACGCTAAGATTTTCACACCCGCAATGGGCGTGATCGCATTTATCCAAGGACCGATATTTGCGAACCAATCAATAATAAAAGACAGCCGCAACGCTTCCCATGCTGCACCGGGAACGTCGCTTAACGTGAGACCCCAAGTATTAGGGTCTCGATATCCTTGGTAAAGGATACCCGAGCGAACAGACACTTGACGGGAGGTCGTAGCATTATGCACGTACCCTCCGCCAACGTCTCTCGTTTCGGACGCGCTGTCACCTTCTGACGCGGTACCCCTCGCTGTTCTGCGAGGGGGCCGTGTCGAACCGGTATCTTTTACTGCTTGAATTGCATTCTGGATATCATTAACTAGGGGCCTAATACCGTAACGGTACGACAGCCAGTTGTCAATGAGAAAGTCGTGGACAGTTTTTCCACGATCATACAGGTTCTTGTTTTTCGAGCGCCTCACGGCGCCCAAGAATCTGTTCCAGTTTGCGAGGGGGTTACGTAGAAACTCAAGCGTTTCCCTCAACTCCGCAGCAAATACAAACGACTCGAAAGTCGCCGCATCTATTGCCGCGGTGGCCGAAGTTCCCGCAATCGTATGTAACCGGCCAATATCAATTGGAACTGATACATGGCCAAGAGGAGCGCCCCGATTGTTAAGCCCCGAAGGGTGTTTATTAACAGTCTGGGTGTAGGCACAGGCTTGGCCTGGCTTCTTATTAACGCGGTAAGACATTGTACTCATTGAGCACTTAGCCTCACTATAAGTCTTTGTCATTGGATTAACAAAAACTTCCCCTTCTCGCACTCTGCTATGAAAATTTGGGATGACTACGTCTGTCATTGTCTCCAAAGTTCCGACTGGATAGTCGAAATTTAAAGACTTTGTCGACGTTACTGTTGAGCAATCGTGTTTATGTTCAAGAACATTATCACTTTCGCTTGGTAGTAGAGTCATATGATCCCTTGTTCTCGTTCGCATGGAGCGCCTCGCATAATGCTTGGTGTTAACGTGAGGAGTATAATACTACAGTGCGGCCGAAATGGCCGGTCACTGCTCGAGCCCCTTAGCTGACCGGTTGCATTACAGGTCTTTCGATCTGGATTTGCAACCCATGGCCTTCCGGCTTT